AGCCAGGGATTGCTTGACGGGCTGGACGCTTATCTGCGACTGAACGAATTAGTGGTTCAGAGCGGAGAGCGAATTCTAGAAGACGGTCATACGCCTTCTGTACTAGACCAGCACCACCAGCGGTTCCGCCTAAAGAAGCGGAATCTGTTGATACATATGCCATTCGTCACCTCCAGTGACTAGAAACTATGATGATTGTTGTGAACGAAGAACATCTAACAATGCATCCATAGAATCTGCATTGTCAATTCTTGAGTTAAGTTCTTCCATTCTGTCAGGAGTGAACGCGGCCTGTGTTAGAACATCCTGCTGTCTTAGAGCAGCACGGTCTTGTTCTGCCATCTTAGGCTCTTCTTTCTGCACTTGTATTCCAAACAAATCTGCGTTATCATCGAGCCAGTTAGAAACTGTCTCTTCGTTAACATCTTCAATGTCCTTAAGAATTAAGCGTGCAGCCTTAGCGTTTACGCCTTTCTTTTCCAGGACTTCTTTGACGGTTCGCTCACGCTGCACTTTGGATAATCCCTCAAGTTGCTCAGTGAGTTCCTTAATACGTTTCTCATCGGCTCTCTTTGCTTTCCGTAACTTTTTAATCAAGTCACTTCCATCACCAGAGAAACCTTGGTCAGTATCTAGGTCTTCGTCTTCATCTTCCCAGTAATTGTTGCTCATAGCAACTACCACCCTTCTATTCGTTGTTAGTCGCAGGCCGCAGTTCAGTTCGGGGAAACTGGCTGGCTCCTACTATCGGTCTTATACTCTGCATTGGGCCGACAGGTCAATGTCAGGATTCTAGTATTGTCCGCTTGTTGTGCTAAGTAGCGATGCTTTCGTAGTTCCAGACTTACCAGAGAATGATGCAATCTCTCGTTCAGTCAGTGCTTTACGTTTGCGTTGTGCTGAGGCTAGAGTATTAAATACTTCTTGTTCTGCCTCTGCTTGGTTGTATCCAGGAAGTGTTGTTCCGTAGATTTCGCTTAACTTCTGTGCGGTAGGTAGGATATCTGCAATTGTTGCATATCCCTTTTGTGCTTCGGCTTGTGTAATTCCTTGTGCTGCTAGTTGTTCTGCTACAGCAACACCAGTTTCAAGTCCCTGTACTCTTGCGGCTACGCCAATTTCGGCTGCTGCAATCTGACGTTGAATCTTAGGTAGTTGTTGGTTAGGGTCAAGAACGTAAGCAACCATATCGGTTGAGCCGATTCCATAATAATCTTTAAGTGTTCTAGCAATTGCAGGGTCAGCATTCTGAACTCTTTGAACTGCCATAGATACACGAGTTGATAACTCTGATGGAGATACATCATTCTCAATGAACTGTCTTACATATGCATCATTATCAAACTGAGTTAAACCATACGCTCTAAGTGTTTGACGATATGCATCCTCATTGGATAGATACTCTGCAGGAGTAAGGACGCTAAGTCCCTTCTTAATGCGCTGGGCATTAGCAGCAAATCGTTGCTGATACTCTGGAGTATTCTGCAGTTCTAATGTAATAGTATCTTCTGTATATCCCTGACGAGCAAGGTCAAGAATCTTAGCACCAAGAGTTGCAAGGCCAAACTTAGCAAATCTATCTGCTACAATTTTACCAACTGATTCTCTTTGTGCAGCAACTCGTTCTGCTTCTGCGGCTGCTGCCGCTGCTGCTTTGGCTGCATCATCTGCTGCTTTTTGTTGTGCTGCTGCGGCTGCTGCCGCTATTGCTGCTGCATTTGCATTTGCTGCATTTGCTGCTGCCGCTGCTGCGGCATCTGCTGCGGCTTGTGCTGCTGCAAGTTGAGCAAGAAGTGCTGCTCTTTCTGCTTCAGATGCTGCTAAAAGTTCTGCTTTAATTCTTTCAAGTTCTGCTGCACGAGCCTCTGCCTCTGCCTTAGCCTTGGCTTCTGCTTCTGCTTTGGCTTTTGCTTCAGCCTCTGCTGCTGCCTTAGCAGCCGCATCTGCTGCGGCCTTAGCCGCTGCGTCTGCTGCAGCCTTTGCTGCTGCATCTGCAGCCGCTTTAGCGGCGGCTGCCGCTGCTGCACTATCTGCTTGACCAAATGGAGTACCGCTAGGTGTTCCAGCAGGTGATACTGGTGTAATACCAGCAGCCTTAGAAATAGTTTCAAGTTTAGCGGCACTTACACCAGATGTAGGAGAGAATGGATTAGTTCCACCAGTTACTCCACCAGCATATGTGCTAGTCGCAGTCTTTGTTGCTGTATTGACAACAGGAATATTTACCTTTTGTCCAACATTAATCTTATTAAGGTTAGAAATCTGTGGGTTAGCAGCCGCTACTGCAGCAACGCTAACACCTGCTTTGGCAGCAATTGCTGAAATTGTTTGTCCAGATTTTACTGTAGTTGTACTAGCAATAGGTACTTTAGGAGCAGCCATGTTTACGCCAATCCAAAGTCACGAAGGACTTTTAATGATAGTGAGTCTACAGTTTTTCTAGCGTTGTCTGTCTTTTCCCATCGAGGGTCCTGACGAAGTTCAGTTTCAAACTGCCAGATTGGTTTAACTGATGGCTTACCATCTGTGCCAATATACTGTAATGCTCTACGAAGAGTAGGGTCATTGAATGTAATGCTATCTGGGTCAATCTCTAAAATGTTAGCCATAGAAGATTTGTAGGCTGAAGCCAATGCTTCAACGCTTGTTCCTTTATTAATCTGGTCAGCATAACCAGGAAATGCACTAGCAGAATCTCTACGAATTAATGCTTGAATATCTTCGGTTGTTGTAGTGCCAGCAAAGATACCTTGAGACCATGCATCTAAACTTCTTTGTGAATATGACATACCAAAAGCATCGGCATACTCTTTAAGACTCTGAACACTACCCAGAGTAGAACCACCAATTGGTTTACCCTTGGCGGCAATAAGAGCATTAAGGTCTAGTTGTGTATCGCTAAGTCCTTTAAGATATGCATTCTCCAGGGTAGCATCATCTACAACTACGCCCTTTGCAGCAAGTCTTTTCTTTTGCTCTAACTTATATGATTCAAATTCTTGAGCATATACACCAGGCTGTGAAGCCTTTTTCTTTTGACGTGTTTGCGCACTAGAAGTAAGATTTCTATAGTAACTAGTCTTATAGTATTCTAACTCTGCGTCAGTTGTATTGCCAGCCTTCCATAGGTCAAATACCTTTTGAAGTTCTGGAAACTGTCTAATTAAATCAGCGGTAATACCGTATGCTGTCTCTGCCACTTTAGCCTCCTAGTCCTGATAGGAAGTCGCCAAAGTCAAGGCTTTGCTTCTCCGCTAAATCTTGTGGAGCCTTTTCTTCTATACTCTTTTTGATTAAGGCTTGAGCCTTCTCTTTGGTATAGCCAGGCTTTGTTTCAGTTACAGTCTTTCCGCCAACCTTCTTAGTTGTGGTAACTGTTCCTTTTTCAATCATGCTTTGAATAGCAGTATAGAATTCTTTATTCTCGCTATCTGTAGCCTTACGTCCAAGAACACTTTTAAGTGTATCATCAATTAAAGATTGAATCTCTTCTGGTTGGAATAGATACTTCTGTACAGAAACCTTAGGCTTATTCTCGTCACCAACACCCTGGTTCTTAGCATACCATTGCAGATATTGCTCAGGGGTTATTTGACGAGCACCCTTAGATTTCTGATACCAATCACCTGCGCCATCAACTGCTAACTCGTAGATTGCTGCAGCCTTAAGTGGGTCAACAGTGCCATAACCATACTTCTGAAGAGTCTTAATCCAGTTAGCCTCAACCGCTGGGTCAGTATAATAACTAGACTTTAGGTCGGTAACCTTTGCAGTAGTGGACTCTATAGTAAGTTGTTGTCCAGTTTTTTTCATCTTAATTGTCTTTGTTTTGCCTGGACCAACATAGACTTTTCCAGCAGTAGAAGCCGTGTTACCATTCTTTAGATTATCTAATGCACCACCCACGCTACAAGCCTTTCGTTAAATCATCATTTTCAAGAATACGATTGTATACTCTACTGAATGATATATATTCATCTAGTAATCCACCAGTAAATGTGTCCCACATTTCCTTGATGTCTTGATTTGCTACTGCATTAATAGACTTACTATCTCTAGTAGCAAGAATACTACGAACATATTCTCTGCCCTCTAGATAGTCAGACATACCTTGAAGGTCTGCTCTACCTGAAACTCTAGGGTCAGATATAATTTCTTTAGCAAACTTTAAGAAGTTATATACCTTTTGAGTATCAATCTTACCACGAACTTCAGCCCATTCTGGATTCTCTTGGCTAAGTTCTTCAATAAACTGACGCTTACGGTCAGCCAAATCTTCGGCAGCCTTAACATTTAGGCTAGGCAATCCTCTTCCAATACGTTCAGCCTCAAGGATATCCATACCTTTGTTATAGGTAATCCAACCCTTTTCTGCCTGAGTAGCGGCAATTGCATCGTATGGGTCTTGTGACTCACGGAACTTCTTTGTGCTTCCAGGAGCAACTGGAGTACCACGTTGGCTTTGATATACGCTAGGTGAGAATTCACCAGAGTTAGCATCGCCTACGATAAACCAACCATATTCTGGATTCTTAGCAATGAGGTCAGATAGTTCACGAGAACGTTTCTCTGCCTCAATTGTAGCAGCAATACCAGTATTGTTCTTAGATAGACTTGTAGAGAATACAAAGTACTCTTCTCCGTATGTATCATAGAACTTCTGAGATGCATTCTCAGGGTCTTCTTCACGCATTCTGTGCCATTCATCAATATAGAATTGATAAGGAGAACGGGTGTTTGTAGCAAAAGGTAGGGTAAGTTTAGCCGCTGCTTCTAGAGCAAGGATTTGTTTAACCTTAGTATCAATCTCTTTTGTTGTAGGTGCAGTCTCACGAAGCCCATTATCATACTTATGGTTTTCTTCCATAGCGATAAGTACTGTTAGGTTGCGACGTGTTGGGTCATTGTTATCAAACAAAGACCAGATACGCTTAGCACCTGAGTTCTGTACCAACAAGTCCTTTGTAAATTCACCTGGTGTTGTGCCAGTTGGACCATAAGGTAGGATTTCTTTTACTAAAGAAAGTCGCTCTGCATCTGGAACAGCCTTAATAAAGAATGAAGTTCCTATTTGAACGAACCATCCAGCACCTGGATTCCACCATTGATTACCTTGGAATAGCAAGTCAAGGCTGGTTTTAGGAATAGCAAGAGGTCTTTCAACCTTACCAAAAGACATACGCTTAACCCATTCACCAGGGATATTGATATATGTCTTACCATCTCGTTCTTCTGTAATACCAAGACGGTCAGGTGAATTGTAAACTATATCCATTTTACGGAAAACAGTTGGGTCATTAACTACAATGCGACTCCACTTTTCAGCCACATCACCAAATGCCCCAAAGAATGGGAATGCATAACGCATTGTATATGCTGCATCTATGCGTTCTGATGTATCATACACTGTACGACGGAGTTCTGCTCTAGCCCATTGGCGAGCATTGTTCTCTAGTTTACGTATATACTCTGGTGGAATTGTATCACCAGGATATGTATCTATAGCGTTACGTACAAGTGCTTCCATGCGTTTACGGTAGAAATCTACGAATAATGGTTGACGAACTAGGTTTGTCTCAGGGATTTCACCGAAGTATTTATAGAACTTATCGCGGATTCCAGAGGCATATCGTATTGCTTGGTGTGTTCCATTAGCAGCACCTACTTGAGCAGCGTTAACTGCTGGGTAGTTTAGTGTATCTGTACCAAAAGTCTTCTTAATATCATCATATGTAATCTTACGAGTCTTGGCTATCTCTTTAAGACTTGAAGCCCATGAAGGAAACAGTTCATCTATGTTATCCATGTTTGCTTCTGCAATAGCACGGGCATCTCTACCCATAGCAAGAACACGCATAATCTTACGACCCTCATCGGTCTTTAATAGGAAGTATTCAGCCTCATCAAGAACCTGTTCTCTTGGCTTATTCTGCAAAAGAATCTGGGTAATCTTAGAGTTACGTACCTGTCGGTTTACGACTCGCTCATATGCTTGCGCCCAGTTAGGGTCATCGCCACGAATGACTACGAAATCTCCAGTTGTCTCGAACACATTGTTTAATTTGTTACGAGTATTGGAAAGATGGTCATCTACAATACGAGCAGACTCAGCAATAAACTTCTTCTTAATAAACTCAGCCTGTTCAGGTCCAGCACCTAGAGCATCTTGGTATGTTATACCATCAATCGTCCTAAGGCCTAAACCAAACTTATCTTTTACCTCTGTTTTACCAGCAAGCATGTTATCAATATCAGCAATTTGAGCGTCGATTAGGTCTGGGTCATCAGCCAAATCTCTCATAGCATCTAGTTCGTCTCTATGTGCCTGGAGTTTAACATCGTCACTCCACTGATACATATCTTCAAGAGAGGCATCTTTAAATCTATTGTTAAACATCTTGCGAGTTGATTCTCTCAAGCCAGCAACAAGGGCTAATGGTCCAGTTGTTGTTATAATACGAAGGAATCCTTCGCTAACGTTACGAACTGGGTAACCGATACGTGCAAGAACCTCAAACTTAATAAGGGAGTCTAGGCCATCAACTAAATCTACAGCACCAGCCCTAGTCTTATAGTAAACGCCTACCTTTTCAGAACGACGTGCTCTAGATAATCTGTTCAATGCGTTGTACATTGTGTCGATATCAAGAACTGGCAGTTGTTTTACCAACTGAGTCTCATTCAAAGGTAGTGGAATGATGTACTTAAGGTCTTCAGAGCCAAGAACTGGGGTAGTCTTTGCACCAACTGGTACAACTCTACCATCATCTAGTGTCTTTGTTGCTCCAGTATAGGCACGCTCACGGATAATGTTGTGTGCCTTAGAACGTCCACCAGCAAATAGCCCCCATGCTGCACGGACATCTGACTCATCAAATCCAAATTGCTTTGCTACAGTATTAAACAGTTCTTGTTCAATTTTCTGGAAAGCATTAGCACGCTCAGCAGCATTTGTTGCTGCAGTATACTCATTGAATAATTGTTGTTTACGTTCAACCGTAAAACGAGCCTTACCTAAATCATCTTCAAGACTCTTAATTTCTTTTTTGAGAAGTTTAACTTCGTCAGGTGTAAGGGTCTGAGTATTAAGTCTATTCTTTGCTATGTTGATTTGGTTAGTGTAGGCTTCTTCTTGACGGCCAGCAATACCGCGAACACGGCTAAGCATATTGTCTACAGTCTGAACTGATTGATTGTCAGTAAAGTCAATCCATCCACGAGGACGCTTATAGAAAAATCCTGTTAAAACTCGAACTGGTGCGCCAGCAGCGCCTGCTCTAAGGTCAATAAACTTCTGACTTCCAGAAAATGCTTGACGAAGCATAGATGCTTTATTAAATTCAGGTATACGTGTTGGGTCAAGGATTGCTTCTGCGCTTAACTTCATGTGAAGTTGGCGAAGTTCATCCTCATAAAGGGCTGCATTTTCTACAGCCTTCTCTAAATCAGGACCCTTGTTGACAAGGTCCATAGTAAGTTGACCAGTTGCCTTGTCTAATCCTGCACCAAAAAACTTTGCGGCAGTAACTTCATCTTGTAAGTTACCAATTTTGACAGCAATGTTGCGGCTAGATGCCATAAGTCTTGTGCCAGCATCAGCATCACCCATAGCCATCTTAATAATATCTGCTTTAGTAGAGTGACGTAGTGCTACATCTTCAATCTTGTTAGCATCTGCTAGGATGTCTGCAAAAGAAGCAGGGTTTGCTGACTCACGAATAGCCTTAACTCGGAATAAATCCGTAGCATCCATGTCATCAGTCTTGGTAATGAACTCGTTGAAAGTCGCTTTTACCTTATTAGCCCTAAATCCAGTCTTTTCTCCAGCAAGAATAGCATTAAGTTCTTTAACACCCTTTACTGAATAGTTGATAGCCTTATATCCTTTTACTATCTTACCACCAATAATGGTTGGGTCTAGAACAAATCGGGAAACTACATCTGTACCGAATGATGTATATCGGCCCACGAGTTGTTCTCTAAATGCTTTTTCTGCCTGTTGCTTATCAAAGATATTAAAATCATTTGCAGCAAAAAGAATATGGTCCTGCAGGAACTTATCGGCTCCAGATAGTTTACCAAAACTTACAGTCTTCGCTATACCAGAAAATACGTTTTCAATTTCATCTAACGGTCTTCCAAAAATTGTACGCTGAATTGAGCGACCAGTAGAAATATCACGAGACTTATCCCAAGCCTCTTTAATATTGTTGAAAGAAAAGTCATCTTTGTAAATAGGATTATTTTTCTCTGGCAGTGTAAGTCCAAATGATACTGCCTGAGTTGTAAAGTTGTAGGCCTTTTCTAAACCAATAAATACTTTACCCCAGAATCCTGTTTCTTCTTTAGGAGTATTAGGAGTCTTAGTATTATAAGACGCAACTGCTTCAGCCCTACTCTTAGGTGGAGTAGACTTACCCATATCCAATGGCAAAGCCATAGATGAGTTAACATTCCATCCAGCATAGTAAGTGTTGAACGCACCCATTGTGTCAAAGGCAGAAGGATTTTTAGATTTCTGCAAATCTTGATATGCTTTTTGTGCGGCTTCTCTTTCGCTCATAGCAGATTAGCCCTTAAAATTCTCACATAATTACGGAATGCTTGTGATGAATTTGGGCTTTGTGCTGCGACCTCCAGGGCTGGTAAGTAGGATAGTAGTCTTTGTTTATCAGAATCTGTATCTGTACTAGTTGGCAACATTAAAGCCTCTGTTCCAGCACCAGCACCAAGTGCTGCGCCGTCAGTTACAGGCACATCTGGTTGCTCTGTTGGAGCAGTAATAGGTGTTACTTGTGGCATAGAATCAATTGGATTCATTAAAGGTGCAGTAACATTACCAGCCATTGGTGCTGCTTGCTGCTGTTGCATTGTCGCCTGACCTTGTCCATAACCTAAACCTGAATAATATTTTGCGGATTGTGTTCCGCTTTGTCCGTTTCCACCAGTAGCAGAAACATTTGCTGGATTGTTTTGTGGCGCTGTTGGGCGGTATCCTCCACGATTTTCAGCCATTGTTCCTCCTACTTAGAATATTGTATTTTAGTAACTATTGGGCCACCAGTATAGATATCCCATTTAGTTGATATACTTATCGCTTTTTTAATAATTTTTTCTGCTTGTGTTGCAGTTTCAACCCTGTCAACTCTAAGTGCTTCCATAACACCAATAGCGATGTCCCCACCGCTACCAGAATAATAGATACCGCGAACATCACGGTCCCAAGAGTAATCCTCAAAAATAGGATAAATGATTCCGCGAATGCTAATAAGAAATTGTGAATCATGCGCTGCCGCATCGCCGTCCTCTTTCATGTCGTAACCTGCATCGATAAACAGTTTACGCATGGCAGGTATGAATTTCTTTGTAACAAATAAATCTAGATTTTCGCCTGCTCCTGGTTTCGGTGCTTTCCATCCATATTGTAATAGATTTGAGCCTCGACCTGCGCCAGAGCCTGCAATTAATATTCCGTTGTTCTCAACAATCTTTGGCGTAGCCATATCGATTGGACGACCAGAATCATCTGAAGAGCGTGAGTCGCATCCAATGACAGACCATCCGTCGCCTTGAATAGCAGCAAGTGTTGTCATTGTCCCCTCCCACTACTATCGTCTACGAATTGTTCTTACGCTTGCGTTTGCCTGTCCTCCACCAGTTAGACTTGACAATAAACTTTGTACGTCAGGTGGTCCTGCTGGTGGCATTTCCATTGGAGATGGACCTCCTACTGGAGAGGAGGGAGCAGGGGACGGTTGCTCAACCTGAGGTGCTACTCCAGCAGGAGGAACTTGTTCTTTAGGTGCGAATGTTTGTTCAATCGCATCTTCGATAGCCTGTCCCTTTTGTCGTGATTTAATTACTGCAGCAATCTTAGTTACAACTTCAGATGGGTCTTGTCCTTGTGTTGCCATCTGTGGGATTGCTTGAGTGTATGCTTGGAGTGAAGCAAGAAGCGCATTGCGCATATCTTCAACTTCAATCTTCTCTTGCTCTGCGCTAACATTAACATTAAATGGAAGTTCACGCATTGCCATATCCTTGGAGATAAGTTTACCACCAAGTGCCTGAAGCATAAATATAAGACCTTGTGCTGGATTCAAACCTGCAAGCATACCATATCTAACATCAGCGGAGTAATCTCCCTTGATGTCCTTGCTTGGTTTGTATTCTAATGCGTATGGAGAACCAGCATCTACACCGCGAATTGTTTTTTGTACATCAAAAATTGTTTCGTCTAGTTCAAAGCATAGACGGATTACATCTCGAAGAGCCGTCGCAAATATTGCTTGCGCACTCTTGACCTGAGTATCAAATGCTCCCATAAGTGCCTGGACGCCTTGACCCGTAACGATAGACGCATTAACGTTACCTGTTCGTCCCTCTGGGTATCGAGCACCAATTCGGAGTTCTTGATTGAGCAAGTTCTGTTCTGTGAACGCTCCTTGCGGAATGGTAAGTTCAACTCTTCGTACTCCTGAAGGAGTGTTTGTTCTGATAACTGCATCCCCACCAAGTTGTAGTTCTTGTACATCCATTGGTACGACGATAGGAGACTGAACAGATTTCTCAGCCGCTTCCATAGCAAGCATAGCAAAACGGTTGCGAAGCAACTGAATACCAATAACATCATCAAATTGTCCACGCATCTCTCCATCGATAGTAGGTCGCTTAGCAATTACGACCATCATCTTACCAATTGGGTTCTTAGCACGAGAAAGAACTAGGTTCTCACGGCTTGGTACATATACCAAAGATTGGTCTTTATCGTAGTAACGAACAATCTCAATTAGAGTGTTGGTGTCTTGTTTGAAACCTGAACGACCAAGTAGTTGTACTTCGTATTCAGGGAATTGAGCAGCCAACTCTCCAAGAGTTAGTGAGTATATCTTAGCGAAAGATATGCATCGTCCGTAGCGGTCAAACTCAGGATAAGCCATCCGAGGGTTTTCTACGCGGATGCGAGGCATCTTTGCTTCGTCATCCATTTCAATAATGAATGGGACGAAACCATAAGTTACATAATAGTCAGCACCTGTGTACATACTGACTTGCAAATCTGAGTGATTAAAGTAGTTTGATGCAATACGTGTACGATTGTCAGCAAATTTACGAGCACGGTCATTGACCTGTGAAGCACTAGAGCAGTTAACTGCAGGTAGTGGAGCCATAACCTCAGAAAGGTCACGGGCTACGATGTCAATAAAGTTTGCTACTACGTTTGAGTCTACGCCTTCAGGGAAGAAGTCTGGGTATACTTCAGCAATCTTGCCTTGGCGTACAGAAAGAATATCCCCAGCACGAGCATCACGCTCTGATGCACGGTACTTCAGAGAAGAAACTCGCGCAGCAATCTGTTCAATATTAAGTGCCATTTATATCCTAACGATTATTTAAAAAATTTTTTAAGGGATGACTTTGTTAGTCTTCTTAGCCTTGCCTCGTGCAATCATGTCTTTAACATAATTAGGGTTACCAGCACCCCAAGTCTTAGTAGGCATTCCAGTTGGTGTTGGCTTTGGCTTAGCAACTGGTCCTCTGCTAAATCCTGGGTCTAGTGGTGGATTTCCACTATTGCGGCTGTAGATTGGATTTACAAATTTGTCCGCAGCCATTCGTGTTACTTTTCTCATCATTCCCATGTCGGCTCCTAACCGTAGGTCTCGGACCATTGCTCAGCAAAGGCCTCGTCTAAGTTGACAGAATATCTCATATCCTTCTGTCTACGGGTAGCCCATCGATTAGTTGAGTACTTAGTAGCAAAAGAACTTTGTTGCATTAATTCACGGACTCGGATGATAGCAAACCAAAGTGCCATCACGCAGTCAGTTGGGTTTTTAGTATCTGGCTTCCAAGTGATTAGTTGTTGTACCAGAGATTTTAAACCTTCAGAACCTTCATTAGATGGAAGTTCTATTAGGTTGTTATCTTGAAATCTGCCGTCCCTCAGACTGCCAAACAAGGCAGACATAGAGGCCACACCAAATGATGTGTCCCATTTATTCTTTCCAGTATAGTGAGGATTTAACTTACATCCATACTGGGCTAAATACTGAACTAGGTCAGTGTCCATCTGATACGCCTTTTGATGGGCGTTGATTTCAACTCTAAACTCTTGTGGCTTATATCGTTCAACCCATTCCTCGATAAGAGCACGCTCTTTCTGTGGAGAAGGGTCAACCATATTGACACAATCTAAAACATAAACTTTTCCGTCACCCTTGTTGTAGGTTACTGCTACGAATGCAGACCTACCTGATACAGCAGGGTCAAAACCTATAACCGTGTAAGTACCTTCAACATGCTTTGGATGGCCTGGCGTTCCAGCCTTGAGAGGTCCACGCTTTCGCATTCCGTTGCTACTTCCTGCGACGCAGGTTGGTGGGAAGATAGAGTCTTCAACGACATCTTCTTGTTGGTAGACCATAGCCCAGATTGACGGAGCAACCTCAGACCTGCGAGTAAAGAGCGAGGGTCCATCCCACTTTGGGTATAGTCCTTGCTCATTTGCTTCGTCCTTCTCACCTTCGGCTCTATCAGTCCAAGGCCAAAGTGTTTTCCAGTTGTCAGGCTTCTCGTCAAACTCCAGCACGGCTGGCTGAGAGAAGTATGTGAATGGAGATTTGCCACCCGTCCATTGGTCGCCATCTCGTATCATCTTATATAAATCTACAGGGGCGACACGGGTTCCTACTATAAGTAGTTTACCGTGCCGTCCCAAACGGGTGATGACTTCTTTTTGAAGCCATTCAATTTGCTTTTCCCACTCATGAGAGTTTGAGTTCATCACCACATCGTCTAGGATAATCAGGTCGGCGCGAGCACCATAAATCTGCGACCCAAATCCTAATGCTTGAACCGTAGGGTCCTTTTCGCCAGAGTCGCGTCCAGAGCCTAGGTAAATCATGTCAGCAGACCAAGTCTGCGAGTCAGCCTTATATCCACCATTAGGGCCAAAGGCCATCTGGAGTTTAGTCCAGTTAGGGTGGCTCATCCTTGTTTTGATGGCTGAAAGGAATTTGCGTGCCATGCCTTGAGTCTTAGAGACTACAATGATTCTGACGTTAGGGTCAGTGGCTATACGGTAGGTCACATAGTTAATCGTGATGACCGTAGATTTGGCGTGCTCAGGTGGTACGTTAATAAGAATACGGTTGCTGGCCGCAGGCTCATAAGTCATAGCAGGATGGAGCCAACGGGGTTCCCGTCCTTCAATAAGGTCCACCCAGTCTTTGTGGTGGTCGAACAACTTAGTGTCTAGGAATTGCTCGGAGAAATCCTCAAACGAGATATCCTTCAGATTGGCCATGTCAGCCTTGACACCTTTACCAGCAAGCCTTGCTTTGTCAGCCTCAGCCTTGAAGTCAGGGTCAGTAAGTGACCATTGGCGGAAGGTGACATCGTTACGACCCACCGCAGCCATAGCGTCGGTGATGGTCGTTCCTTGAGATAAGAGTTCTAAAACTTGCTTTTGTGCGGCATCCTTAGGGATGTTCTGCTTGCCTGGTTTGCGTCCCACTACTACTCCTAAAAACGGTGTTTTAACGGTAAGGTTTAACGGACAGACCTCACCCATTATATATATTATATATAATATATTATATAGGAGGAGCGGAGTCTTAAACGGAGCGACTCCGTCTATATATGGAATTATTATTACATATATAGATAACCTGTTCAAATACAAAAACCGAACAACTAGGGTGAGAAATATTTTTAAAATGTCCGATTTATACCTATATGTACCTATATAGGGGGGCTATATAACAGAAAATTTATACGGGATACTATATACCACCCCCGTTGCGAACCTTAATAACCCTACCCTCAAATTGTCGACATATCGACATATAGATATATCGACATATTCTAGGGGTAAAGTATTATGTCCGATATGCCTTTATTGGGTAGAATATAACTATTTACCCCTATTGTGTTAAATATGTAGTTCTTGACTATCTGCCCCATATATTCTAAATGCCCGAATTGTCGCCCTACCTATATTACCCATCAGTAATCGAACATATGTTCTATGACCTATATCACATGGAATAGACTTGACTTCTTAGGGGTCGCATGGTATAATCCCCACCGAATTAGTGTGATGTATCTCACATCAAATTGACTTGACTTCTTCGGTGTGAGCGTGTAAGATAGGCACTATCAAAACTAAATAAAGGTTAGGCAGTTCGGATAGGTAGCCTAAATCGTGTGAACTAAATCACACCGAATATATGGCGTGTCGAGTTGCTAAATCGGAATTAGTGCGATAGAATTACGCAGTAATCAAAACTAAATAAAGGTTAAGTGGTTAAGCAGTAGTTAGGCTTGATTAGATATTAGTAGCAGTAGGTCGCCTATGGTATCACGACCCTAACTACTACTTAGCCACTTAGCCCCTAGTGAAAGGATAGATTAGTGCCATATAACCCCTTCGGGGTTAGTGGTAGCATAATTACGCCACCTAGACAAGTTAGGGCAAGCGTAGCGTGGAAGGGTTCACGCTCACGCAAGTTTAGCGAAGTCGTGGTGCGTGATAAGTCGGGTAATATCGTGGCGGTTATCGAAGATAGCCCTGCGGTTAAGTTAGCGAAGCGTAGTCGCAAGTCTGCGCAAGTCGCTACCCCTGCTACCCCTGCCCCACTAACCGAAGCAGAATTGCGGGCTATTGCGTTAGATGAACGCAGACGACAATTCGAAGCAGAGCAAGCGCAGAATTATCGCAAGTTAGTCGGTGAGTATAACTAGACACCGATAGTCGTAGCCGATAGGTTCGGGTTCTCTAGGGTTCGATACCCTACTACGACACGCCATAAGTCGGGGATACTTGACTTGTAGCCGTAAGTATGATATACTTACGCCATAACGAAAGGATAAGATATGCTATTAGAGATACTAGTGGCAGTTCAGACCTTAGCGATTATCGCTCTAGTTGCTAGAGTGAATAGATTACAAGGTCGCCTAGAGTATAGGGGTCGATAGTGGACGACCTATACGAATTAGTTAATGAAGAATTGGCTAGACAAGCGCAGGATATTCTCGCACTTGACCCTAATTCTTTCATAGATTACGATACTGCTATGGCGGATATGATAGAACGCCTAACTGCGGTATGGTATAGCGGTTATGAGTTCGGCATGGAAGATAGACTAAACGAAGGTTTAGAAGTAGACGAAGAAGCCGAACTATGATAACCTTAGAACTAACTCAGAGAGAGTTAGATGTGGTTAGACAAGCATTACGCACCGAAGAAGAACGCCACAAGCGGAACGACTTTAAGGTGCTAGTATTAGAGATACAAGAATTAAGAAGTAAGATAGTAGATAGTGTGATTAACACCACACGAAAGGTGCTTGACTAGGTTATAGCAAGGTGCTATAATATAGGCTACAAGGGGGTGATGATATGCCGATAGATGAAGAACCTACGCAGTATGAGTGCGGTTCATGTAGTTGGACTACGACTAACGAAGATGACTTATGCTTCGTAGATGATAGCCTACTATGTGAAGATTGTAGAGCGTGGTGTAATAACTGCGAAGAATATACATGGAACGATAACACTCACTATGTAGAAGGTGTCGGTGATTATTGCGAGAGTTGCTGGGAGAATAACACTAACTACTGCGAAAGATGTAGTAGTAGTTATCCCGACCATGTAAGCACATATCATATCGAAGATAGGGGTGAGTATTGGTGCGAAGGGTGCTATGAAGATAACGCTTCATACTGCGAAGATTGCGACCAATACTATGCTAATGAGTGTGAAGGGTGCGGTGAAGGTCATAATCGTAGGTCTAACCTAATCCACCAATACTCATACAAGCCTAACCCACACTTCTTCGGTAATGATAAGCATGACTTATACTTCGGGTTAGAGTTAGAGATGGAGATTAGGTCGGGTAATCTGCGAGATAGTGCGCAGTATATCCAAAATAAGGTAGGCGATAGTATCTACCTTAAAGATGATAGTAGTATTGGCAGGGGTGGATATCTTGGGTTCGAGTTAGTATCTCACCCATTATCCTTCGGTCATTGGACTAGTCAGATGTCTGACCTATGGCAAGGTTTAGATTATCTGCGCAATACAGAACAAGCAAGGTCATGGGACGCAGAGAGTTGCGGTATCCATATCCATGTAAGCAGGGCAGGGTTTAAGAGTGGGGCGCATACGCATAGGTGGCTAACGCTTATCTATAAGAACGCACCAGAGATGATGAAGTTCGCAGGTCGTAAGTCTGACTATGCGAAGTTTAATGATGTGTGGCAGTATGATGAATACGATAGACCATACTTCTCCGTCAAGCACAAGTTAGACGGACGAAGCCACACCGAAAGATATTCTGCGGTAAATACGCAGAACGAACACACGCTAGAACTGCGGTTCTTTAGGGGAACTACTAGACCTAGCGGTGTTCTTAGTGCTATCGAACTAGCACACGCAAGCGTAGAATACACTAGAGATATGACCCTATCAGATGTTAAGTTGGGTATGCTAAAGTGGGATTGGTTCTACGACTATGTAGAAACTAACAATGGTTTCTACCCTAATTTATATGAGCGTATGTCCAAAGTATCTCATGTAAATCTAAAGAATATAGAGATGATAAATGCGTAAGGGGGGTAGTTATGTGTCTATTGGTAGTATGTAATCCTAACTCGACACCGAGTAAAGATGACTTACACAATGGTGCGTGTAGTAATCCGCATGGCTTTGGCTTTGCGATACAGACACCCGAAGGTATTATATCTGAACGCAGTATGTCTGCGAAGAAGTCGGTCAAGCGGTTCTTAGAACTGCGTGAGCAGTATCCCGAAGGCTACGCTATGTGGCACGCACGATACGCTACGCATGGTGTTAAGAACGAACAGAACTGCCACCCTTTCCAAGTAGGTGGTAGCGACTTGACTTATCTCGCTCACAATGGCGTGTTAGATATTCATATACCGAAAGGTGATAAGCGTAGTGATACTCGTATCATGGCAGAAGAATTACTGCCACGATTAGGTGGTGTGTCTGCGTTAGATGACGAATATGTATATGATATGGTGTCGTCTTGGGCTAGTGGTAGTAAGGTAGCAATCATGACCTTAGACCCTAGTGCCAAATATACCATGTATATTATTAACGAAAGTCTAGGCACATGGGACGATAGCGGTGTGTGGTGGTCTAACCAATCACACAAGCGCACACAATCCACACCACGCACTACTTCATACACTAACTACTATGGGTATGATGACTATCTCGACAAGCAGATAAGCATGAGCATGGAAGATGACACCGATATACTAGCCAAGTGTATGTGGTGTGATGAAGATGTAAATATGGACGACAATCCATACTACTGCGATATGTGTATGAACTGCTTCGATTGCGGTATGACTATGACAGATTGTATGTGCTACAATGAAGCCGACAAGTTCTCCATAGTCCAAGAACAAGAGTATATAAATCGCTACTTATCAGATGATAATTGGCACTCAAAGAAGTGGTATAGTAAAGAGCCACTCGACTTCTAGTATTCCTTCTAGCCCTTGATTGCGGTTAGCGGATTGTCCTGAGCACGACATTAAACTGCTCACCCTCTATCTAGTAAGGTGCTAGGTAGATAACACGACAACGAAAGGTAATGATATGTCATCAACGACAATCAATAGCGATTACCTAACAAGTATCGCTTACTCTCTACAAGATATTGTAGACGAACTCACTTCACTTCCACTAGATATGGACAATGACTTCTATCCTCGTGGAACTATTGTAAAGGCTAAGGCAGAGCAATCACGCTTCAAGCCTAAGTCAGTATGGGTTTCGCTAGGCGACGGCACATACAAGCATTTAACAGGTAAGAAGGGTCTTATTGCTACCCACTCACGACTTGACGGATATGTCGATGTCGTGTTCTCTGCCTAATATATACCACCTAACCGAAAGGATACCATGTCATCACAAGATATTGTAGTTAATCATGAACCTGCTGGCTCATGGAGAGCAGGTTATATTACACTAACAGATACCGAAGATGGCGTGGTATCCTATGGTCTATTTAATAACTTAGAAGAAGCCCAAGCATGGGCTATACAATTAAGGAACGCTACCATACAAGCGGTATGTGTTCCTACTTACAGTAGAGGATAGACATGAAGAAGGGTCAAGCAACATTTTGGAATTACTATACTGTCAATCGTGGCAGTAAAGAGAATAAAAATATACTAAGTAAGAACGGATTATGTCGCAACAGCGACGACCCTGACCTATGGTTCTCTGATGAAATGGAGCAAGAGAGGTCGGGCAGACCTTCCATTAAAGATAGTGAGATGTTAGTTGCTAGAACTATACAAGCACTAGAGATATGTAGTATGTGTAGCGTTAAAGACTTATGCTTAGAAGAAGGTATGCGTAAGGATAACTTAGAGCATGGCGTATGGGGTGGTGTTATGGCAGGTGAAAGACTTGTCGCAGCAGGAGTTCCGATAGTCGGCTTTGATAGAAGTAAGAAGGTTACATTTGCTAATAAAGTTAGGAACAGAATAAAGTTCAACGAAGAGGAGAGATATGAGAAACAGGTATAGAGTTATACTATCAGTCGTGCTTGCTTTTGTTCTTGGCTTTGCTTCGGCTTTCCCATTGACAGACGCAACTAATAAATATCTGAAAGATAATCAAGAGAAGAAGTGGACAGTAGAAGATAGTAAAGCCTACGCACTAGACCAATTACTTGATTGGCATTACAGAGAATACAGATGTTTGGTTAAACTATGGGGCAAAGAGAGTGCTTGGAGACCCGAAGCATTTAATAAGATTAAAGTAATGGGCAAGAATGCTGGCGGTATTCCGCAGTTACTAGGCTTAGACCCTGCGACACCAGCAACAATTCAAATTGACAGAGGGCTTAAGTATATCTACCACAGATATGATACGCCTTGTAATGCTTGGGCATTCTTTCAGAAGAAGGGTTATCACTAATGAAACCAAAGAGATACAAGAGTATCTATGATATGAAACCAAAGGATTACAATAATGCTATGGATATACGAGGTAATCCAACTTCGGTATGCCCTTGCGGTTGTAATGTATGGTCGCTAAAGGTTAAGTTTGATAGCGATAGCGGAGATATAGATATGTATTTCCTAGATATGGAGTGTGCTATGTGTGGCACAAGAGCAACAGCGCCGACACCAATCGACGCAGAGAGGATAGACTAATGAAGTTATCTAAGGTAAGACAGTTTAAGATAGGCAGGTCATACTTAAGTTTAGGTTATAACTTTAGAGGTATAGGTATAGGCTTCGGTCTGAATAAATATACCCTTGACTTAGACTTAGTATTCTTTTGGATTAGTTGGGAGTTCTAATGATAAACGCAGAGGCAAGAGTATGGCTAGATGAAATGGCTACCTTCTTATGTGCTGACGCTTGGTCAGAAGATAGAGTAAGAGAACTTCTAATTAACATATGGCTCGACGGATATAATACCAAAGGAAAAGAAGTTATAGATGCCGACATATGAGTATAGATGTCTTGATGACAAGACACAGTTAGTATTATCTCGCAAGGTAGACGACAGAGATAATGTAGTTGACTGCCCACAATGCGGTAGGGAAATGCGTAGAGAATACAACGCAGTTCCAGTAAAGTTTAATGGGACAGGCTTCTACTCAACAGGAGGATAAATGGACGAAACAATTCAAGTATTAGAACAAGCAAACAAAATGCTTGCTGATATGTTTGGGATAGATGAAGAGGATAAAGATGGTATTGAAGTATCATAGTGATAGACACGACAAGGTTGTCAACACACTAATGGGCTTTGGCTTTAAGAAGTTAGAGTCTTATCATCTAGCCCAAGAAATAATTGCTAGGCTAGATAGATACGCTACTGCTTTAGACGCAGGGCAGCGGCAATACAAAGAACTGATAGCAGTAAAGACTAAGAGTAAACCATATTGGAAAGGATAGTATGACAACATTTGAGACAATTAAATTCGAACTGCAACTAGATGTTGATGTAGATTTTTCTAATGAAGATTTATATGGACTACTTGATGGCAACTTCGATAACTTATTTAGCGATAGCGAAGGTAGTGTGACCATGTATAAATATACATTACCTGAAAGAAGCAAGCAACATGAGTGAGCCTATGTGGTTAATGGGCGATGATGTTGCTTTAGGATTAGCAGATGAATGTGATAACTGTAATGAACTAGAACGCCATTGTGTGTGCGGTGAACCTGATAGAATGTGGGGAGACGATGAGTAACAGACCACCTGGCATTACTAAGCAAGATGAAGAAGATGAAATGCTAGCAAAGTTTTGGGCAGACTATGGCGAGAGCCTGTGGGTCGACCCAATGGAACAGGAATGGATGTGGGATGAGAAGACTAACTGACCTGCTTATCTTCCTCGCCCCTGTCATCGTGCCACTCATGTTCATCGGTAGCGTGATTAGTTTCTTCTACTTCATCTACTTCGGACTTCTCTTTATCGGGTGAGTCCTCTTCAAGATATGGTCTGAATCCACCTATCTTATTTATTAATCTTTTAACTGCTCGCTTGTGTCTCATCCGAGCAGTATCCTCGCTAAACAATTCAAGGAAGTTCGCTATCTCCTTGAAGTCGAGAGACTCTGCGTGTCGCAAGAATAGTAATTTTCTATCCTCTTTACTTAACTTGTAATACGCAGAGTCAATCTCAAACATCATTACATTTAAGTTACCACCTTCTGATGGTGCTTGTGGGCGATTAGTCCCACCTAGATTTAACTTATGACTTACACCATACTCACCACGCAATACTGCTGGTAAGATAGCCTCAACAATTACTGGCTCATAGTAATGTAAGTCAGCAACATCATAGCCAACTGACTTGGCTTTCCAACGCTGACAATAATCCAATGCTTGATTCCTAAGTGAACGATAGATTAAGTTCTTAGCGTCCTTCTCACCTATTGCTTCCCACTCATCAAGTTTATTTGGGTGCTCAACGAACCATTGATACAGTGATTGTTTAATGTCTTCCATCTCTACCATAGTAAACTTCTTATGGTATTCAGAAGCGACAGCGACCACTACATAGTCCCACTTCTCAATGCGTTGCCAATCCATATTAAATTATTTCCAAACCTTTCCATCAAATACAAATGACCCGTCCATATTAACTGGAACGAGATGTGGTATAACTTTATTTCCATCTACATACAAGACACCAAAGCCCTTGTGCCATGTGAACAGTCCACCCTTTACATACTTAGCGAACTTAAAGTCCATCAAACAACCAACTTCCATACCCCATAAAGTCTTTGGATGACCACCGAAGTATGACTGTGTGTAATGTGTGAGACCCATGCGGTGCGTATGTCCACAGACTACGCTCATACCTGCACGCTTGGCTAATCCCAATGCGGTAGCACCAGCAGTAGGCTGGACATTACCCTCATCACCATGCAAAAGTAGCCAATTTGGGGCTAATTCATAGGGTTTTTCGTGGTATTTGATACCCAAATCATCAAGTTTCAAGAAGTTTTTTAACTCTAATTCAGGTAAACCTGCGAGTCCAGGTGCTCTCATCTTAATAGTATTAAACAATCTATCCGTATGATTACTACGAATCATATGTTTAATCTTTAATGATTCTAATACACGATATGTTTCATCTCTATCTTTACCGATAGACTTCTCGTGTTCTAAATCAGTTCCCTTACTCCATTTAGAAATGGTCTGCATATCCATTTCATCTCCGACTGATATTACTTCATCAGGTTTATAAGACTTAATGAAACGGGAAAGGACAGAGACTGCCTTCCTATCATGGTAAGGCACTTGCAAATCTGACACGCAGACTATAACTTTCATTTACTTATCCCATTTATCTCTCAGAACTAGCAGTCCTATGATTGCGTAGTTAGCCATATCCTTGAAGGAATCTTCAAGTGATTCGTGCTCTGGATTTTTATTGTTGTCAACTAAGTTATTTATCCGTGCTAGTTTATCATGCATCCTAACACGAAGACCATTGATTGCACCGCCAGGTGCGTCGGCAATATTGCGTGGACCATAATCCCTATGCTTGGATAGCAATAGTTTTTCTAGTTCTCTGAATGCTTTATCTACATCTCTTTCGAAAGTGGAACTGATATCTTCACCTCTAACCCCGATTGATTTATGGTTATGTCCGTTATCTTGAACCCTTGATTTATTAAGTGCTGTATGATTTGCCATTCGTCACTCCCCTCTTTCAAGTAGTTTTTTAAGTTCTTCATCTAAGTCCGTCATCTGTGTGTCAACTATCATATCTTCGATTATGCCTGCCACTACATTAGGTTGTGTCTCTGCTGTAAACAATGTCATATAAGTAGACTCTGCTATTCCTTTGATGTTCTCTGGACTATCAGCGTATCTGTATATACATCTAAGCAAAGAACCAATCATTAGTCTATACCCATTTGGTAACACTAATGCTGGGTCAAACTCTTCGTCATCTTCTAATAGATGGTCGGTTGCATCGAATGCATTCTCGAAGTGCTCACCACATTCAGGACATGGTGGAATCTTTTTCCTAATCATTTACTCCTACCTTCTGAAGGAAGTATTGTGAACCTTCTTGGACGAACATAGAGTTTACATCCTGTCCATCAGGTAATTGTATAATAGTAATTGGTAACTCTCTTGCTAATGATGTAGCAAATTCTTTTCCTGGCTGGTCTCCATCAGCAAAGACAAACACTCTTTCAAAGTCAGCAAGTAATCTAGTGTAATGTTTCTTCCAACTGTTAGCACCAGGCACGCCGACACATGGTATACCTACTAGTGATGACATAGTAATTGTATCTATCTCACCCTCACATATACCAATGTAGTCTCCTGCTTTTTCTATATCTAAAACATTATACATCTTAGTATCTGAGCCAGTCATTCCCATGTACTTAGGTTCAACAGCAGGATTAAGAGAGCGAAAACGCAAATCGACAACGCCACTCTTGGTAATATACGGTATGGATAATCGTCCTGTGAATGCTTCATGTCCAACCTCAGGCTCCGCGACTACGCCTAATCGAGCCAACCGTGCTGTTTCCATTGTTATACCGCGACTTTTTAGGTAGGCTTCTGCCTGATAAATGTTTGCCGCGTACTTCTGAGTTGCTTGTCCCAGCAATTCTTTCTGCGATTCCTTTTGCTTCACGGATGTCTACCCTTTCTTGTTGCGCAACGATTTGTAACGAATTGCCCTGGACTCCACAAGCAAAGCAGATGAAAATATTCTCATCAAGATTCGCACTCCCACTTTGGTGCGTGTCACCATGAAAAGGACATTTGAGATTGACTTGACCATGACCTTGGCGTACACTCGCTCCATAATGGATAAGTATTTCTCTAATACTCGGTAAGTCATTCACAGTTCCTCTCAATCCATTGCTCCAAATTCTCTACTACCCAGGCTTTATCTATACCAGCCATGCGTCTTTTAATTATAACATACCTAGGCGGAGTTTCATCTAGGCCTCTAGCCTTAGCATAGTTCTCTGCTTCAACTGTGGCTTCTGCCCAGAACTTAGGTAAGTCAATCTTCTTTGTTGCTTTTAATTCAAAGATGTAAGTTTGCCCAGCAACCATAGTAACTATGTCGCCTTCATCCTTAGAGCCTGCTTTAGTTAGGCGTTCAGCAAATACTTTCTTAGACCTTAACCATTTCATTACTGAAGTTTCAAAGGTTGCACCTTTGCGTTTACCATAACTACTCACGCCATGCCACCTTAGGATACTTAGCAAAGTTAATGAAGAAGAATAGGAAGTCAAGTCTAGTAATCCAAGCGGTAACTTCTGCCACGTCTGACTCAGTCCATTCTATAATGGGATATCTTTCAAACCCTATACCAAAACAATATCTAGTATTAAATCCAATAGTTACTGTGTATCGTCCGATATCTTTTTGCATTAGTGGTTCTCTGGAATATCATCAACGAACATATACTCAGGGTTAAAGGCAATCCATGTCATGAGGCCTCCTCCTGCGTCTGCTCTTCCGTATCTGTTTTTAACTGGCGCGACTCCCATTGAGGTCCCAACAACTCCGAGAGTGCAGATGAGAGCAGGTAGTTGTGCAACCTTACCCTGAATAGCACTTCGCGGTTGGCACGGAGAACCTGTAACTGCTTCACTAGTATGATGAAGCACAACAACAGCAGCATTAGTTGCACGAGCAAGATACTTTAACTCCTTCATAATGGCTCGCATAGAAGCGAACTCTTCACCACCATCGGTGGCTACGTCCATTAAATTATCTACTACAATTAGAACTGGTGGGCAACCCCATAGTTCCTCAAATGCCTGCACTTCTTCATCAATATCTTGAAGCGTTGGCGCAGATTCAAATGACCAAACAATATGACTACTCTTTGATAGAGTAGCCTTAGTCCAACCTACATCAGATGATAACATTCCTTCTACATCTGACTGACTCTTACCCGAAATCATAGATGCTAATCGCATAGCCATCGTATGAGCGTTGGTATCTGCCGATATATATAACGTCGGCACTTTCATTTTAAGTGCTAATGCTAATGCTAAAGTTGATTTACCCACACCTGGCGCTGCTGCGAACATCGAAACTTCGGAACGACGGACAATGATTTTGTTGGAATCGAACGCCTTAAAGCAGGAAGGTAAAGGTTCCCCTCCGATACTGGCACGACCAA